ATATTTACGTATTGCTGCTGCACCAGCATCAAACTTTTGTTCAAGGTTAGATGTAAAATCATCTTCTTTCTTTTGTGTAAGCGCATCAGCTTGTTTTTTTAATGTTTCAATCCATCTTAGTGTATCAGCATCTAACTTGTTACCAGTTACACTTAAATATACTTGTTCATTGCCTAGTTGTTTTATTTTTACACCTAATTCTTCTATACTATTTTTATAATCAGCAACAATTTTTGCTTTATCAAAACCTAATGTAGCGGTAATATCTCCCTTTAATTTTGCTGTATTTGCTTGTGCTGCACTAACTGTAGATTCAATAGCCGATGCTACACCTTCTATATGGGTCTTTGTATCGCTAAGTTTTTTAGCTAAAAGGTCTGCTCTTAATATTTCTGCTTCGGCCTCAGAAATACCTCTTTTCTTATCCGCACCAATTGTTCTTAAAGCTATTCTTCTAGACTCTTCCTCAGAATCAATCTGTTTCATATCTTTAAGAAACTTATTTCTTATAGATGTAATTTTACCTGTTGTTTCTAACTCTTCTCTTATTCTATCAATATTATTTTTTGTTGAAAAACCCTTAGCTCTTAGTTTAGCGTCAATATCTTTATTTATTACTTTCTGTACTGCAATCTGTTCATTACTCTTAATAGTGCTTTCCAGTTCAGTAAATTGTTGAATATCAACAGCGCTACCAGACTCCTCGCTACTAAGTAATTTTTCAATCAAAAGATTTTTTTGAAGTACAGCATTTTGTTTTATTGTTTGTATTGTTGCTCCACGTTGTATCTTCTCAATAAGTCGTAAAGTTATTTGCTGATTTTTAAAGATTTTATCTTTCTCACGCTCAGCTTGAAGCAATTTATCTGCTTCTTTCTGGGCTAATTGACCTTTAGAAATACCTTGTATAAATAATATTTTTTCTTGTAAAATATCATATTGTTTGGTTAAATTTTCTAAAGATTTTACAGCATAATCAACCACCAATTTTTTGATAAAACCACTAGAATCATCTATTGGATTGCTTTTTATCGTAGACCTAAGTTTAAAAATCTTATTTCTTACTTTAGCAAATTCAGTTTCAGCCCTAAGTAATTCACTTCCTTCCGAAGACACAACAATGCCAGTAAAAATACCAGTAATAGTATTAGCTACATTTTTTGCCCAATCTGTATCTGATATATGAGATACCAAATTATCCCATGATGAAGAAAGCCTACCAAATGCAGCTTCAATCGTCTGTGTAGAATCAGGAAAACCTTGAAGTAATTCTTTTGTTCTACCAAATGCTTCTATCATAACTTCATTAGTTATCAAACCTTGAGACGATAATTCTTTAAGTGAAGATGTGCTTCTACCAAATATATCTCTCAAAGCAACGGTAAGTAAAGGTAGATTTTCTGTAACAGAACGATACTCATCACCCATCAACCTACCAGCAGACATTGCTTGCGTAATCTGAATTAATGCACCTGTCATTTCTTGGGTGCTAGTACCAGTAGCTCGTGCACTTTTGATAAGAGTACCTGACCACTCAGCCATAGTTTCAATACTAAATGCTCTGTTTGTTACGACTGCAAAACGAGTTATAATTTTATTTGCAGATTCCATCTTGACGCCAACTTCTTGAGTCATAGCAAAAAGCTTCTTGTATGCACCAGAATCGCCAGTTAAGAATTCAAGTTTTTGTTGTAATAATTGTACCGCTTCTGCTGTTTTTTCAAAATCAACAAATGCTCGTGCAACTCTAACAGCAGCATATAAACCTAAAAGTATTCTTGAATATACACTAACTGCTCTTGCCCATTTTACCATTCTCTGTTGTGTAGATATTAGCTTATGGTTTTCATTGATAAGCATTTTTGTTTTAATTCTAGTTTCATTGAGCAATCTATTATATTGCTGTCTTGTTATTTTATTGTTTTTTAATAATAATATTAATTGTTTATCGGCAGCAGCAACCTTTTGTTTGATTGCGTATTCTTTATTGTGCTTCATCAAAGCATCATGGATAGCTTTTGTATTAGCTTTTTGTGCATCTGTAGCTTTCTTTTTGACAGCAGCATTTTCTCTATACGCACGGGTAGATTTTCTTAAAATTTCTGCTTCTCTATTATAAATAGCATCAGCTTCTTTTTGAGTTTTTAAACCAGAGGCAGTAACAATACGAAGCTCTTTTCTTACATTGATAAGTTTTCTTTCATTACGAGCAGATTCATCATATTTTTGATTAAGCTTATCAGCAAGTGCAATATGACTTTTTTGCTCATCAGTCAATTTTGAGAAAGCTTTTCTCTGGTCGTGAATAAGAGTAATAGATTTTAATATTTGTTGGTTTGCTTTCTGACTTGAGTTTATATAACTTCTAAACACATTGGCACCACCACCTTGAGCGGTAGCTCTTGTTTCTTTCTGTAATTGTTTTAATGCTTTACTGGCAGCAGTAGACGTATCAGCAAACTTTCTCATTTGCTGAGTTGCTGATTCTGAGTCTAACTTTATTGTTGCGCCAAATTCAACTGCCATTAAAATTATCCTAAGTTTTAACTTCTACGTCAATAGCATTCTTTTTAGGTTTGTCTTTATTTATTCTATGCTCTGCATAAGCATCACTCATTGCATAAATTATCATAACAAACTCATTAAAAGAACCTATAAGACCAATATTTTCCTCATAACATTTAAGCTCTGAGAGTGGTATTAAACCATTCTCATTGCCTGAATGTGATAAGATTCCGTAAGCATTCATAAACCAGTTATTAGCATAATCAATATCTGGTATATGGTTTAAAGGTGTATCCTCTCCTTTTAAACTCTTGTAATGCTTAATATTTTCGCCATGTTCCAGATTCCATTCTAGTAGGCGAATTATTTTACTTTTAAAGCCTCATCAGTTGACGTTAAGTAATTATCAATATTTTCACTGAACTTGATAATTTCGTCATAAACATCTGTATCATCAGTAAGTAACTCTTTAGCATTCTTATGAGAATACTCATGTTCTTTACCGGTTACATCTTTAAATACAGTCCAACCAACAAGAATTGTCTGAGATACGCATTCAATCATAAGTTCATTTGATTGTGCTTCGCTCATGCGACCACTATCAAATTCTTCTTTAAAAGGTTTCATCAATTCGCGAAACAACTTTTTAAACTTAGTGTTTCCTGAACGTGCAACAGTTAATTTGTTACCACGATAAATAAATTCAGAACCTTCTGTTTCTGTATTTCCATTAATTGGAGTAAGTTTCATTTTAATATTCCTGTGTTTAAATATATGCCTGTGTTAAAAAATAATAAGAAGCGAGACCCCAAACACAGGCATAAGAGGCCTCGCTAATCTAAGGCAATAAATTGCCAAAGTTGTTGATTAAACGTCTATACGAGTTAATTTAATCATGTAGTTGTTTACAGCATCACGCAATGCTTTGAATGAACCAGATTGCATTAAGAATGCATCTTTACCGGGGATAGGTGTATCAAGAGATTCAAATTTGCATTTTGGCATATCAACGCCAATAGTGTTACCTAAACCATCTTTAAGGATGATAGTAACGCTGAAATCTTCTGCATTCACAAATTTATTATACAAATCAAGATTTGCAAAATAAACTTCTGTGTTACCAGTAACCATCAAGCTATAAGGAGAAAGGTCACAAGCACCAAGCACACCGATTGCTTTTGCTGCATTAATCTGATTATCAATAGTAAGGTCTAGGCTTGCAAAAGAACAAGTTCCTAAAGTCACACCACCAATACGGATAACACCAATGCTACTTACTGAATTCAAAATTGAATAAGCAGGTACAGCAATATCAGAATTTTCGCCAGTTAATACAGATGTACGAGTTTCTTCTGTTAAGCCAACAATACCAAATGTACCACTAAGAATAGAACCAGTAGCAAATTTAAGATTCATTGTGTTGATTGCACAACCACGGTAATACCAGTAGTAAGGAGTACCAGCATTATCTGCTTTCTTACGGATTGTATAACCTTCAATTGGAGATGCACCATTGACCTGAATTTCAGTAGCAGTAGCAACCAAATCAGTAAGAGCCGCTGTAGCACCAGTTGCAGGATATATAGTGACAGCATTTGTACCAGCTGCGATACAAGTGTATTCACCATCAATTGTAGGGTCAGTAGCAGAGGTTAACCGGAATACATCACCAGTTAAAATAATTGCTTCAAGACCAGCTTTACCAATAATAGTATTATCACCAGTACCATCATTTGTAACTAATGTTTCACTTATTGTACGAGGTGCTGCCGCATTCATAAGTACAGAGTTCATAAAATCTTTATAAGGAGCATAAGAAAGCTCAAAGTTTACGTCACCTGCAATATCGCCATCAACAACAATCAAATCATCTGTCTGACGATCTTCACGAATCACATCAGATACAGCAGTTGAAATGTTGTTTACTGGACTTCCGCCTGTTGTTGGCAATAGAGTAAATGTTGGCGTAGCATCTGTTACACCAAACACTGTTTCTTTGTCATAAGCTAGGCTCGTTAAATTGCTACTTGCTACCATGATTTTTCTCCTAAGTTAAGGGTAAAATTAAGTTCAAAAAGCATGGTAACGTTTTGAACAGTTCTATCATTCTTCATCTGATATATAAGGTACATCAACAATGAGGCCAAACCAACCATCGTCTAATACATCATTTTTCCTTGTCATCGAAGCCTTGGTGAATAAGTTATTTTGATTTAAATTATCCATAAGACCACGAATTTGGTCAGCATAAGCATAAGCCTGTGAACTGCCAATGTTTTGTTTAATATAAATCTTTACTGCTAGTACACCTGTGTGCCTGATTCTTTTTGTGATTGCTGAACCTATACAAACGTTGTTTGAAGTATAGTTAATAAGCATTACTGAGATAAAAGCATTCAAACCCTTATCGTTAAACTTAACATTCTCAAATTTTATTGGAGTGGTTGAAGCCCACCCGTTAATAAGTGCAACCTCTAACAATTCTCTTGTTTTATCTAAGCTAGGCATTCTTAGTCATTTCCATAGCGGCTTGTATAAAGTTTTGATTATGTTGATTTCCGCCTTCACCATTATTTACAATAACGATATAAGGGCTATTGTTATATAATGTAAAAGTTTTCCAATCTCTCTCATATTGAGAAAAATCAGGTGTTTCTGGCTCTATAGCATCTAAACCATTATTTTCTATTACAAATCTACCTGCGCCTTTGCCAGCTTTAACGAACCAATTAGCTTTTAAAGTTCCAGTCTTTTCCGGAGTAGTTTCCATAAGGTTATCAAAAAGCTCTTCAATGATTCTGCGTTTTCTTTTACCAAACGCTTCTATCATAATATCGCCAACTTCTTCTAAGCTACTAGCTCTGAAACCCATTAGATTTTCCTACATTTTAATTTATGTGTTGCACCAACTGCATCAATTCCTACTTTTCCTATTTCATAATCAGTATTCCTAACTGTTGCTTTCATGCCGGGTTTAAACTCTGGTACAGTTTTATCACTATCTAAAACAAGCAGTTTTACAAAATCTGTTGATGTATCTTCACCATCTTTATTCTCTTCATGGTCTCCGATAACTATACAATTCATTGTATAAACATTTGGAACTGATGTAGCTCCGCCACCAACCAAAGGGTCATATGTTGTGCTTGAAACTTCTTCCGTGATAACAAGAACAGCTACTGCGTCAGCAAGGTCATCGAGCATAGCCTCTTTTAAGTCATCTTGTATATCTTGATAGATTCCCATTCTATACTCTTACCAGACTTCCCTTAGAGTGATTACAGACTGTTTTAAGTATTGCTATAACCTTGCTCAATGAATTTGGTCTATCCTTACTAGCATAGCCAAAATCCTTCTCAACAAGCACACCATCTGCATCGACCTTTTTAGATTTTAATCCTTTTTGGTTATCGAAGAATAAATCGCCTTGAATAAAATAATCATATGCGAGTAATGAATTTGCATATTTTACTTCATCATCAATTGCGTCATAATCTACAACACAATCAAAATTTGCATCAATAAAATATCTACCCCATAACAACGCATCATCTTTGACTTCACTATCTAGGTCAAGCCAATCCTCATGCAGCGCTAAATATGCATCAGCTTCTAAATCTGTTGCATACGCTTGTGTTGGGGTAGCTGTAGCCATTATAGATTCTCGTAAACTTTGAATTTGTCAATATCAGTAGACCAAGTTCCTGTTGGTAAAATAACTCTACCTTGAATCTTCCAATTTCCTTTTATATCCAGTTCGCTTGCAAGTGTTATAACATATCGCATTTTTCCATCAGCGCCAGTTCCTGAAAGAACTGCTGTGTTTACAACTTTAGTTTTAGCTTCATCAGGTTTAACAAAGATTATCTCCATTAGCGTTGCTTCACCTATAGGAACAATAGCTTCACCATCCAGTAACGTTACTTCAAATACCGTTCCAATGTCACCTATATGTATTTCTTCTGCCGCCATTATAATTCTCTTTATAATTCAGTTTTATGTTTATAATCAATGACTTAGGTGCTAAACATCAAAGTTCTAATAGCTTTGTTACCATTCTATCAAAATATAGTGTTTTGTCAACGCCTAAATCGCTATATAGCGTAAATTCGCTTGTTTGGTTTATATATAAATCAAACTCTATAAAATCAGTATGCGGTAAACTTACATATGTTAATGTTGCATCTAAACCTATCAAGCCAAATATGCCTGATTCAGCTATTATTGATTCTGATACACCAATTAAAATTGCATCAAATCCAGTTAGCGTATATGAGCCTAAATCTGCTGTTAAGTTTCTAGTTGCAGTAATATTTGCTGAAAAACCTATTTCAACATAGACGCCTGATTCAGAGTTTAATTTGTGGTTTGATAAAAGATTTAAACTAGCGCCTGTATAAGCTATGCTATCTGATTCAGCAATTAATATCTTAGGAGATAATAAGTTCGCTACTGAGCCTGAATAATTAAATATTCCAACTTCTGCCGCTAAAACAATTTCTGCACCAATTAATGTAACTTCATATCCTGTTAATATATAGTTACCTGATGCAGCACTAATAAGTTTAGTAGATAAAGTTATTGCAACAAAACCAGTTTCTTCATATAAACCAGAATCGGATGTTACACCACGTTTTGCTAATAAATTGGCATCAATACCGGTAAGATTAAAAACTCCTGCATCAGCCGCAATAGTTGGTGCTGCACCTATCAGATTTGCATCTGCACCTATTAATGCATATATACCTGATTCAGAATTAAGTGTTTTATTAGATAAAGCATTTATATCAGAGCCGGTTTCTGTAAATACACCTATTTCTGCTAATAATGATTTTTCTAATTTAAGAAAAACGTCAGAACCAATTTCGTTAAATGTACCAGAATCAGATGTTAAAATTTTATCTAATAAAAGATTTATATCTATACCAGTTTCAGAAAAAGTGGCTGATTCTGCATTTACTTTTTTATCTAAAAGTAGGTTTATAGGTGAACCAGATTCGGTATACGTTCCACCATCTGCTGTTAATACTTCACCACCACTTACAAATTCATAGCATCCTATTGATGGAGGGTTTTCCCATGCAACTCCATCTAAATCAGCAGAAACATAGTTAGTGTCGCCGCTAATATTAGTGCCACCGCCATTTAGGTTTGAGCCTGATTTAATATGTAAATCTTCACTACCTGCTGTTACATTTTCAAAATTAACAGTAGAAAATGCGACGTTATCAAGTGCTGTACTTGAACCTGTTGCATCACTTGCGGCACAAGTAACATAATTAGTTTGTACATTAGCACCATAACCACCATTAGTAGAACCGTTGTCATGTGCATAACAATTTTTGGCAGTTAAATAGTTAGCATTGAGTGTTCCAATTGCTTCAATTGTGCCGGAGTTTACAATGGTTGCATGTCTTAATACTGTACCATTAGGTGCTGATGTATTGTAAGTAGAATAAAACCCATACTGACCAAGACAATCTTCTATTAAAATATTATCATAATAAGCAACACCACCAGCGTGCATTACGCCTTCACGAGGTCCGCCCATAATATGGAGGTTAGTAAATCTTATATCTGAAATGGAACCGCCACCAGCATCAACACGAAGAACTGAATCACCGTTTGAGGTGTTGGCATTAGCAGAAAGATGCTCTAATATCAGTCCATCTTCACGGTAATAATCCTCATTCATTATGAACAACTTAGACCAGTCGTTCACACCTCTTAACTGATAAGAATTACCACTTGTGACTGTTATATAATTGCTTGCGCCAGTCGTCCAACCTGACATTGTGAGTTTAGTAGTATCATCTGTACCACCATCGCCATCACAATATAAGATATGGATATCACCATCAGTAACTAGGTTAGTAGCCTCTGATGTATTCCAACTTGCACGTGTAGGGTATGCTCTAGTAGCACCCGTCTTGACATTAGCTGTACCGTCACCACCAGCAGTAGAACCTGTATTTACATACCGATTAACGTTAGCCAAAAATCACATCCGTGAACAAGTTATTATTTCCAGTCTTATCTAAGATAGCATTTTGAAACTTTGCGTAATTAAAAGTTACTTGCCTAGTATTAGTCAAAGAAGTTTTATCAGGCGGAGTCATCCCATCACGGTCAATATTCCAGCGTCTAAACCTTTCCATAACCATGTGAGGCTCAGCTACTGCCGCAATCTCAGGAACTAAATATTCCTCCATAAGAACAGCTTTTAACTTTTGAAAATCAAGTAAATCAGGCACACCTAAAACGTGCATGTAGAACTTACGTGGAGTAGTTACAATTTCAGTAAATTCAAATACTGTAGGTGAAACCATTGAGCCATCTATTTGGCTACCTCGATGGTCATAGACTTCCGCAACATCACCCAAGTTAAATGCAGTCTTAGGATTACCCCTTGCATCATACGTTCCATCCATGAACTCTAGTGTGATGTTATATGTTGCCATTATGATTTATCCTGTTTCATTTAATAATATAAAATATAATAATCTACATTATATTTTAAAATATATTATGATAATTGAAGGATATTAGCACCAAAATCAACAGTAAATGTTTCACCATCTAATGTAGTAACAGCCGCACCATAATCCCACCAGCCAATCAAAGGGTCAACAGGTGCAACTGGGTCATCATTATATAAAATTGCATAACGGAAAGGACCGAAGCTACCAGCAGCAGCAGTAAACACAATATCAACACCAGTTAAACTACCAACACCTGCGGCTTCTGCATAAGCATTCTGAACGTCAGAACCACCAGCAGGGTAACCATTCTCCGCAGTGATTTCAGCCAAATCTAACTTGACAGAATCCAAAGCTGCATCTGGCACTGCATTGGTTAAATATACCTTTAACGTATCAACATTTAGGTTGTGAATTTTTAAACCTAAATCTCCTACAAACGTTTGAAACTTATTAAATACTGCCATTTTTCTATCTCCTAGTTATTGTTCAACTGAAAAACCAATCTTTTTCATAATGAAAAGAGTAAATCTTATTATTTCTACAAATATTCTTTCCGGCCCAAAATAAGTGCTTGCAAAATAAGTATTACCAAAATATTTTTTTGAAAACATTATGAACCATCCACTGTAACAGAAAGTCTGTTACCATAACCATCTGTAGTAGCAATTGCTCTATCTTTAGTATCATCTAAATCTCTAAATACAGGAGCGTTAAATTCCATACCAGATGCTTTACCAGCAAGAACAGAGCTAATTATTCTCATTAATTCTTCGGCAGTCCAATTGTTTTCTATTACTTGACCCCAATTAACTTTAGATTGCATTTCGTTTGAAACTTTAAATCCAGTTGTTTCATCTACAAACTTACCTTGGCCACGAGCAACCATTTGTCCATCAAATTGAAGGTTATTAGTATTATCAAAAGTTAATGAACCTTCTGAAATTTCAACAGTAACTTCGTCAAGAGCATTGTTGCAATCTTTGATTGTTAAACCACCACTATTCTTTCTCACACTTAATTTGCACGTTCCAGTAGGATTCATACTTATCGTTGGTCTACCAAGTCCAGCTATTGCAGAGCCATTACCCATCATAAATATGTTTGAGCCATCAATGCAGAATAAATCTCCTCCAAGAGCTACCTTCTCAAAGAAACCATTCAACCAGAACCCGTTCATTAATAAAGATTCTTGAACAGTGATTGCACCAATATAACTACCTTGCATTGCACAATGACTGAATTCAGATTTTGTTAGCTCTTGCCCATTACAGTCGATAGTTGGAGTACCTATACCTCTAATAACGAAATTCTTTAATTTTCTATCAATGACAATATCTGAATATACAACCAAATTCTTACACCCAATTGACTCAGCATAATCGATGGCATTGGTTAAACTATTAAATGGAGAACTCTGAGAACCATTACCAGCTATAATGGATTCAGTATCAATATAAACCTCACGACTAATACCAAATAATTGAGCTTCTTGTTCAATAGTCATTCCATCAAATGATATAATTGAAGATGCTATACCAACAATGGAACCAGTTATAGTATATTCAACAACTAAATGCCCATCAGATGGAATATTTGTAATATCGTTTATGTTAAGATTAGTGCTGTAAAACCCATTTAACAAATCAGATAATGCTGTAGACTTCTGAACCCAACCAACTGTTTTAAATGTGTTATCATCAAAATCTAAGTATGATATAGAATCAATAGAATTGCGAATTGATATATTGACGCTTAACCCTGATATGCCACCATTAGAATCAACAGATAATTCTATTGGGAATGCAGTATCATTTATTTTAGCTAATGTTTGGTTTACCGTGTTTATACTCACGGCAATTCTCCTATTTCATTTTAAAAAATAACCCATAAAACAAAATTGCTAAATGGGTTATAATCTACAAGAACTAAAAATTACTTTTTAGATTCTTCTTCTTGCTCTTTGATGTTCTCACGAATTTTACGAGCTGACGCATGCATTTCTGGCAAAGTAGGTTTTGCAACTTCAACCTCTTCTAATGTAGCTTCTTCATCTAAAACCGCATTAGTAGAAGTATCTTCTGTATCGGTAACTTCTGCATCAGCATTTTCAGTGTCGGTAACTTCTGTATTTTCTACATCAGTACCTTCACCATTTAAATCTTCATTATTTTCATCATCTAAAATAGACATTTTATACCTCATCCTGTGTTGATTTTAGTTAGTGCCTTTTGCTTTAGGCGTGATTGTTAAAGTCCAACCAGCATTTATATTAATCAATGCTGTAGTTAATAAACTTTCAATTGCAAATAAATAACCTTGTCTTGAATTACAGTTATCTAATTGAATTTCAGCCGTCAAAGTCTGAACCAGAGCATTGCTTGAATCAACGGCAAAAGTTGCAAGTAATTGTTGCTTATTGGTTAAAGATGGAAATTTCTCACTATTAACCCCATCTACCAAATTTTTACTTGCATATAATTTGATTGTGTCACCAGCAGTAGGAGCTAATGATGGTGTGAATGTTAATATAGCAGTTGCCAAATCAACATTATCGTTATTGACCCATTCATTGACGTCACCAACAACAGAGAATGTTGATAATGCAACCAATGCACTAGCGTTACTTACTACATCAGCAACTCCAAAACCTTCTCTTTCATCGTTTCTGTTAAGCATGAATAAATACCTTTATAAAATTAGAAAAAAGAAGGCTACTACATTGCAGCCTTCTTTTGTGACATGATACTAATGGATTAACCGTTAGTGTTCAGGAATGCTAATGGAATGTTCTTACGATCTGTATAAGTACGATCCCACTGGTTAGCTGCTGCAAGCTGTGCGCGAGTTGCAGAGATACCTTGAGCAATCGCAGTAGACAAGAAAGCAAAACCTTGAGGATGAACAATCTCATTGAAGCGAGAATGTAAGATGTCTTGACCACCACCATTACCAGCACTTTCATTACGTTCTAATTCAGAAGGAGATAGAGCAGGTGCAGTACCATACCCAAATGCGCCTTGACCAAACAAGATTGAAGTGTAGACAAAACCATTCGTAGCAGCAGCTACAACTGGTAGTGCATCATCAACAACTACAGTAAGACCAAGATAAGTTGGAATTGTAATTTCGCCACGAGCATCTGGGATGAAAGTGATTAAATTAAGTTTTTGCAGAGTTGTATATACAACAGAGTGAATACCAAGTGCTGTAACTTTACCAGCGGCATCGCCTAATGTAGCCATTGCATCAATTACTGCATCAGCATGAATAAGGTTAGCTGCGGCAGCAGTATTACCAGTAGCAATTGATACATCAATTACCATATCAGAATTATCTGCGGCAACATTGTCAGCCAATACACCAACAGCAGAAGAGATTAAGCGTTGCTGAGAGTTTACAGCCCAGTAATGACCAATGCGATTAGTGATTGCACCAAGAGGGTCTTGTAATGCCAATTGGCGTGCTAAATCCATAGTTGACCAAGATTTGTGTTGATTGGCCAGACGATAGATTTGAGTAGCACTATCGATTTTAGCTGGTGTAGAATCAACACCCGGGTCATCAGTGGTGTAATCAGGTTCGTCATTTGTCATTGGATTGAAGTTTGGTAACTCACCAACCATACCACCAACACCAACCATTGCATCAATGCGAGGGTCTTGAACTAGAATACCTGATGAGATGAAGCGATTTGCTTCGGTTGCTGCTTCTTGTACAGCAGCATTGAATGCTGTTGGTTCGTAGATGTCTACGAGGCGAACTTCGGCCATTTTATTTCTCCGTTAAGGTTTGTTGACTCAATGGAGAAAATCGCCAAAGAGTATATAAAAATTAATTTATTCCTCCTTGACCAAATCAAGGGTGTTACGGCCAAACCATAACGTGAATGTGTAGCATTAGGCATAAAATAGCATAACCACTGTATATAAGTCAAGCGCTTATTGTGGTTATGCTATATTTATTTTATGCCAGTGTTTTAAGCTGGTACGCCAGCAGCCTTTTTAAGCTGTGTAGCAAGGGTAGGATTGTCTTTGGTGATTCTGGCTTGCTCTGTGATGTTCTTGCTGTCAGACTTCCAAGGATTGACACCAGTACCACCCTTACCACCTGTATCAGGGTCACCAGTACCAGAGTTAAGGTTAGGGAATGCAGGAGCATAAGCGTCTTTAGCTTTAAACTCAGCAACCAAATCAGCAGGAGTAAATGGCGTAGTCTGGTCATCAGCAAAGCGCTGCTCACCTTTTTCATTTACCACTTGAAGAGTATACTGGTTATCTTCGCCTTTCACAGTTTTAACCTGACCGCTCATATGAGGTAACAAGAATAAAGAGTTACCTTTTTCAGCGTTGATTGCTTTAACCAAGCTGTTCTCAATTAACTCTTTATCAAGAGCAGATTGTAATGAAGCAATAGTTGCACTTGATTCAGTAGTTAAGTCGGTCACAACTTTGGTATGAGTTTCATTGAGTTGTAACTTCAATGCTTCCCATTGACCTTTACCTTCAAGCTCTTGGTCGGCAAGTTCTTGCTGCTTCTTGGTAAACTCTGCCTTTTCTTTTGTATAGGTTGTATAACCTTCTACATCAAAACCTTCTGGTACTTGGTTCTTTTTCAGCTTATCCATCTGCGTTAACAGTTTTTCTTTGTTTGTTACCAGACCACTTGTTTCAGCATCAATCTGAGTTTTAGTATCAGCATTTACTGCTGCAAGTGCAGCTTTGATTAGTTCATCAGATGCATCGGGCATCAATTTTTTCATTTCTTCAAAAGTCATTTTACTTCTCCTGTGTGTTTGCGTTAATCAGTTTGTTTATTGTTCACATTGCCATTATCTAAATCACTACCTTTAGTACCATCACCTTTACCATCACCCGGCCCGCCTGTTCCACCTTCTTCATTGCCACCAGTCTTTTGATGTAGCTTGATGGCATTTGCAAGGTCAATAACCTTCTCAAAATAAGGAGGCGGATTCTTTCCAATTAATTCCATCTCTTCTTCAAAGGTTCTGTTTGTATCGATGATTTCACCTTCTTTCATCTTATCAAACATTGTCTTATGAGATACAGCACCATCCAACCAAGATTTAACTAACGCTATCTGAGCATTCGGTTCCATATCAACTTTGATAAAGTCATCGTTCAATTTATAAGAGAACTTCTCACTAACTGTATTACCGCCCCAAGTGAAGTGTACTCTTAATAGATTTTCAAGCTGACCAGATACATTATTGACCAGTGTGGAAATTAAAGATGTTTGTGCAGCAGTTCTAACAAGAACGGAAGTTGCTGTCTCTCTTGATACACCTTCTTTCTTGAGAATCTGCGCTCCCATGCTTGCCATAATATCTTTTAGGTTATCAACGAAGTCTTGATGTGCTCTTGCTGAGTTACCAGAAAATTCTAGCATACCTAATTTTGCTTCTGGGTTTGATATATGAATGAACTTTGACGGACCGATTGTTGCTGGTGCATCATTCTCATCAACACCTGTAACCCAAGGTGTAGGTAATGCTGTCCAGTGTAGCATGTATGTTTGGTCAATAACTCGCTGAATCACACTGATATTCATATCTGAAATATCTTGCAAAGGAGATTTATTAATACTGAAATTGTTTTGATTTATACCGTGAATAACAACAGGTAAAGTTTTGAAGTTTTTACCATCCATCATAGGATAGATGTCTGCACCTTCTTGAGTCATCTTTTCAGTGACATCAACTTTTACAAGAGGTTTTACACTTGTTGTAACATACTTGCGTACTCTATACTTTTCATCTTTGATGTCTAATACAATGTAGCGATTTCTAACTTCTGTATCAAACTCATTATCTGGATTATCAATTTCTACTTCTTCAACATAGATGAATTGAGTAATAACAGGAAACCCGTCAATTGAACTTGTTCTAAAAGAGATGAATTGATGTGGTGCAATGAATCGTAAGAATGGACGTTTTGCTGTATCAGAGTAATCATTAAGTGATGCACAAAAACCATCTTCAAATACTGTGTTGATAACCTTTTCACTAAACTTGTCAATGCTATTGCCTAGCATATCGCAGTTCTTATTGTATGTTTCTTGTTTTTCTGTGAACTCAACCTCTTTCATTACTGGCGCTTTAGCAAACACTGTACCAGAGAACCCGTCAACTACTTTAGGGTAGAGAACATACATCGGAGCCATCTGAACCATAGCTTTAAACTGTTCATCAGATTGTGTATCAAGTCTAACGAAGTATGTATCACGATTTGCAATAAGTGCTTTTCTTCCAGCTCTTATTGTAGCATTTTGCAAGATGTTTTCTTGAGCACCAAGCACCGCACTATTCATAGGTGGTGTATTCAATTCTACTGTATC